TAGGACTAGGATAATGGCAAATATATATAAGAACGAAAAAACAAGTTTAACAAATACAGATTTAACAACACTATATACAGTGCCTTCTAACTCAAGAGCTATTGTAAAATCATTATTAGTAACAGAAGATAATGCTGGTGCAGCAGTTGTTAAAGTAACATTAGTAGATGCAGCAGCGGCTAGTTTTGTAATAGATAATAATGTTAGTTTATCTGCTAATGAAAAAGAACAAGTATTAAATGAACCCTTGATTATGAAAGAAAGTGAGATATTAAAGGTACAGGCAAGCAGTGGTCAAGTAGATGTTATTGCATCTATATTAGAAATTAACAGAGAGGATAGATAATGCCATTTGTAGAACAAGAAGAGTCATTTGAAGATCAGGTTATAGACGGTAAAAAAGTAAAGGTTTATAAGCCAAGAGTAGAAGTAACTATAAAACATTTAAAAACAGGTAGAGAATATCTATCAGATGCAGAGGCTAAAGAAGACGTAGATAGCCCAGTAACTGATACTACGCAAGACGATATATCAAGAAGCGTCCACGTTAAGATACAAGGCCTGCCTTTAGGTAGTAAAACTAACTTATAGGAGTCGTTGACGAATGGTTAAAAACCTAGTAAATTGTGTGATACTCGCCTATTTACAAGTGTTGCGTACTTGCTTTAACATTAACAATATAAAAAAAAACTATGGGATTTTTCAGTAAATTTATACCAAAAGAAATAAAGAAACCTGTTAATAAATTAATAGGTGGTGTTTCTAAAATTACAGATAAAATTTTACCAAACGAATTAAGATTTTTATCACCATACGCAGCTGGTATTGGTACACTTATGTTACCACCAGGTTTAAGTCCTATGATGAGAGGATTGTATGGAATGGGTTTAAATACTGTAGGACAAATTGCAGCCGATGAAACTCCTATAGAAGACATTGATGATTTAAATGCATTGTCAATAGCATTAGCTGGTGGTCTTGGAGCGTTGGGTTCTGATAGATTAGCAGATTCAATGAGAGGTGGTATTGAAAAAGGAATGGGGACAGGAGTTGATAAATTTGGTTCTATAGAAGTTCCTTACACAGATAACGTAGGATTTTTACAAGGTGCAGAAAATGTGGGAAGAGAAGGAATAGCAACTTTATCTGATTTTGTTACAGGTGGTAGAGAAGATTTAATTGGATTAGGAAAAAATCCTGCAAACTTATTTAAAAAAGAAGGTGCTAAACAAGCAGGCAAAGCTTTGGGTCCAACAGCAAGTTTGGCTACAGGTGATGTAGCGTACGAAACAGCAGTAGATTTAAAAGATGAACAAGATAGATTAGATGCAGAAGAAGCAGCAGAAATAGAAGCAACAACTACAGCGAATGAATCAGAGCGAGCAGATTATCAAATGACATTTATGAGACAAGCAGGTATTGGTGAAGATGAAATTCAAGAAACATTAGAAATGAATGATCTAGGTGAGTATTATACACCACCAGTATCAGCAGCTAATGGTGGAATTATTGGACTTAAGGAAGGTGGTATGTTAAACTTCGGTGGTAGAGAAATGGATTTAAGAGGTGGGGGATTTGTACCTATTGGTAGAAAAGAAAGAGCAGATGACGTACCTGCAAGACTTTCTAAAAACGAATTTGTAATGACAGCAGATGCAGTCAGAGCAGCAGGTGGTGGCAGTGTTAACAAAGGAGCACAACGTATGTATGATGTAATGAATAAATTAGAGGCAAGGGCATAATGGCAATAGAACAATCCCAAGTATTACCAGCACCGGTATTAGAAGCAGCTTTAACGGCCTTTACTAAAAAGTTACCTCCATTAATGGGGCAACAAATTAATACAGCAGCTTATGATCCACAAGTAGCAGCACAAACGGCATTACAAACAGGCGCATCAGCAGCCGCACAAGGTTTAGGATCTTTAGTTGGTCCAGATGCATACAAACCTTTTATGTCTCCATACCAACAAGAGGTAATGGATACAACGTTAGCAGAATTTGACAGACAACAAGGAATACAACAAACAGGTTTAAGAGATCAAGCAATTGGAGCTGGAGCTTATGGTGGTGCAAGACAAGGTATTATGCAACAACAATTTATGAATCAAGGTGCAGTAGACAGAGCAGCATTACAAGCACAATTATTAAATCAAGGTTTTATGCAAGCGCAACAAGCAGCAGGCACAGATCTAGCAGCAAGACAAGGTTTAGGTACTTACCAACAACAACTTGGTCAAGCCGATCAAGGATTTGCACAAGCTCAATTAGATGCAAACACACTTGCAGCAAGAGAGGCAGAGTTTGAACCATTTACAAGATTAGGTTTAGTTGGACAACAACTAGCACAAATACAACCAGGCGCATTCCCGACTACAACGATCGGGTATCAACAAAGCGCGGCACCAGCAAGTCCAATGGCTAGCTTCCTAGGAGGCGCGGCAGGAGCAGGCGGTGTATTAGGTAAGTTAGGAATATTTGGATAATGAGTAGAATTTTAAGACGACCAATGTTTAGAGGTGGCCGTGTCGATAGTCGCGGAACGGGGATAACTTCTGGTTTATCATACAAACAAGGTGGTAGAGTTAGTTTACAAGGTGGAGGTGCTCCTTTTAATATTAATCCAGGTGCAAGAACAGCAATTCCTACTTCATCTACTATGCAAACAGGAGCTAGTATATTAGAAAGAGCAAGAAATATTCCTTATCTACGTGCATTAATTCCAGCAAGCGGTGGTAAATTATCTGCGTTAAGTCCTTATGGTTTAGCTGCTTTAGGTGGTATAGGTATTGGAAAAGTAGCAGATTTTTTTACTAGAGCAACTGATACACCAGAAGCATATGCTTTTAGAAAAGAAGCAACAAAAGCAAATCCATATTTATTTGATGAAACATCAACAGATGAATTTGTAGAATTTTCTGAACAATTAAGAGATAAAGATCAAGGAGAAAAATTAGGATTCTTTCCTAGAGGTGGACCTAAAAAAAGATTAGAAGAAATGGGATTAGCAGATCAGTATGATGCTAGCACGGGTGAAAGACTACCGGAAGTTTTAGAAAAATTAACTAACGAAAATACTAAAAAAAATTACAAAGATACATTTAGAAAAGTTACAGATGACACAGAAGAATCTACAGAAATTTCTAAAGCAGACATAGAAAAAAATAAAGAATTATTTGCAGAATTATTAGGTGGTGGTAAAGCAAGAGGAGAAGACATTTCTAATATGTTATTAAGTTTTGCAGGTAAAGCATTAAAACCTGAAGCAGATGTTAAAACTGCATTTGGTGAATTCTTTGAAGAAGAAGCTAAACGACCAAGCAGCAAAACAAGAGTTGATCAAGCAGCTGCACAATTAGCAATTAATGATTATATCGCAGGTAAAAGATCTAAAGAAGCAACAGAAAATTTATTAGCTAAATTAAAAGTACAAGCTAAATTAGGAGAAGCAGATTTATATGAAAATATTATTAAAATAGCAGGCCCTGGAAGCAATCCTACAGTTGCAAATTTAGAAAGTGCATTAAAAGTTACTGAAGATACTAGAGGTAAACCAGTTACAAGAATTAAAAAAGCTTTAAAAGAAGATGGAACTAAAAATTATGAAATTGAAGAAAAAGATTACGACAGTTTTATTATTACAGAAACTCCAAAAACAATAATTTATATTGACACGGTTGGTAACGAAACTCAAATTTATTAAAGGAGAGTAAATGGTAAAAATACTTTCTGAATCTGAAAACAACTCTAAAGAATATGGTTTAAGCGCATCTATACTAGCCGGATTAGGTTCAGGTGTATTTAAAATATTTGAAGGTGCAGCTACACTAGGTGCAACTCTTTTAGATTTAGGTGTAGATAAAAATAGAGCAGAAGCAGTCGAAGCATTTTTTGATGACATCAATCCTTTTGATGAAGCAGCAGAAGCAACGGCTGCTGGTAAAATTACAGAACTTATCGTTAACATTGGTGTACCGGGTGGTCTTGCATTTAAAGTAGGATCAGGTTTAACTAAAGCAACATTACAAGCAAAAAAAGCTGGTAAGTATTTAAGTAGAAATGAAAAGTTAAAAAGATATGGTAAAGGTGCATTAGCTGGTGGTGCAGCAGAAGCAGCTTTTGTTGGTGATGTAGAAGACGCTGGTACCTTTGGGGATTTTTTAGGTGGTCCTACAGAAATAGATAGAGAATCTAAAACACCAGAAGCGGAACTATTAAACAGATTAAAGTTTGGTGTTGAAGGTGGGTTATTTACAGTAGGTATAGGAGCAGGTGCAAGAGGAGTATCTAAATTAAGAAACCAAGCAGGATCAGGAAAAGCAATTACAGATCCAGTATCAAAATGGATTGATAAATGGATATCACGACCGTTAAGAGCTAGAGGTGCAGCAGCACAAGAAGGTTTTGAAGCAGAAAAAGCATATCAAGGATTATTAGGTAGAGACACCAACATAGCTGAAAACGCTATGATAAAAATAGATACTATTACAAACAGAATTCTTAAAAACTTTAAACGATCTGGTAACAAAGTAGACGCAGATAAAAGAAAAGAATTATTAAAAAAAATGAATGACATCTTAACAGATGGCAACAATCTTAATCCTAGTATTGATGATGCTGGCAAAGTTACATTAAGAACTATTGATCCTGATAGAGTTATAGATTTTTCTAATGACTTAATAAATAATTACAAAGCAGACCCTAAAGATGTAGCAGAGCTGGTGCAAAACTTTAACGATATGCGTGGAACGTGGTCAGAACTATTTACACTAATGGGTTCAAGATTAACACCATCTGCATTAGAAGACTTTCAAAAAGTAATTCCAAAACAAATTAATGAAATATTAGATAGAGGTTATGAAGTATTTAAAAATAATCCTATGTCTGTTGCAGACAATTATGGACCAAGTAGTAAAGTAATTAACACAGCAGTAAAAGAATTTCAAAAAGAAGCTGCTAAAAAGGGTGTTACACTTTCTGATGATTTAGCTAAATCAATGGTAAATGAGGTATGGATTAATGCTGAATTACCTAAAGGAATTATGATGAACGAAGCTAGTAAAAATGCTGTAGTTAGAAGTAGGTTTCCTAATTTTTTTATACAATCTGAAGCAGATAAATTGTTATCAGGAAAATTAAAATATGCAGAAACTTTAGGTGGTTATAATTTGTCAGAATTAACTGGTGTAGGACAAGGTATTATTAAAAAATTATTAGGTAAAGCAGAAAACCCTATGTCAACTATTGTTGAAGGCACCAATGCTCTATCAATACAAATAAGATTAAATCAATACCTAGATGATCTTGTTAAACAATCTAATGTTTTAAAAAAGAATTGGGATGAGTGGAATGCTGGTGGTAGAGTGGGGCCAGAACCAAAAGTACCTTTTCTTGTAGATAGTCCTGGAGAAGCAAAAAAATATTTTGGTGCTAATGCAATTGATAAACGTGACTTTGAACTTATTGGAGCAGATTATACTAAATCAGGTACTTATATTGGAGGAGAAGCTTTACAAGGAACTAAACTTGGTAGGTTTTTAGATAGAAGAGCAAAAATTAAACCTGTTGATGAAATAGAACGAGCAAGATTAGAAAGTGAAGGAATTATTGAAGAATTAACTAATCCTTTAGCTGGAAAATATGCGTTAACAGATTATGCACAAGCTTTAAAAGCTACAGAAAAATTAGGTAAAAAAGATTTACCCGCAACACTATATCAAAACCTAGTGTTGTATCCTAAAGCTACATCACAAATGGCTAAAACAATTCTTGCACCATTTACTCACGCAAGAAACTTTATTAGTGCTGCAGCGTTTGCAGCTGCAAATGGTTTTGTACCGTTTGGTAATACTAAAGATGTTAAGAGAGCATTTGATGCATTACAATTAAAAGGATTTAGAAAAGATAACGAGTTCTATCAAGAGTTATTAGAACTTGGTGTAGTAAACTCACAAGTTCAAGTTAGACAAGTTATGGATCTATTAGAGGATGTAGAGTTTGGTAAAGTATTAAACAGAGTAGGTGCAGATTACAATGGTTTTAATACTTTTATGAAAGGATTAAAGAAAACACAAAAGTTTGCACAAGATGCATACACAGCTGAAGATGATTTTTGGAAAATATTTACATACCTTGGAGAACAAGCAAGATTAAAAGATGCTTACAAAGCAAAAGGTTTACAGTTAGGTGATGATATTGTTGAAGTTGTAACAGACGCGGAAGGTAAAAAATTTGACAGAAAGATTGGTGTATTTAATGATGAGTATTTAAAAAAACAATCAGCTAAATTAGTTAAGAACAATATACCTAACTATGCATTTGTATCAGAATTTATTAAAGGTTTAAGAAAACTACCTGTTGGAAACTTTGTAGCTTTCCCTGCAGAAATTATGAGAACAGGAACTAACATTGTATCAACTGCATTAGATGAAATATTTTTTACTGCAAGAATAAATGGAAAAGAAGTTAACCCATTAAGAGCAAGAGGTTTACAAAGATTAACAGGTATGACAGCCACTACAGCTGCATTGCCACTTGGAACTGTTGCAATGTTCCAAACTTTAAATGATGTAAGTGATGAAGAATTACAAGCAATGAGAAGATATGTACCTGAATGGTCAAAAAATTCTGTGCTTGTACCTTTTAAAGATAAAGAAGGTAAACTTTCGTATGTAGATTTTTCACATTTAAATGCATACGATACTTTAACAAGACCATTACAAACTGTAGTTAATGCAGTTAACTCTGGAAGATCAGATAAAGATGGTATTATGGATGACTTTATACTTGGTTTAATTGAGTCTACAAAAGAACTTGGTCAACCATTTATATCAGAATCTATTTGGACAGAAGCTTTGCAAGACGTAGCACCTATATTAGGTAGAGGTGGTAGAGATGCGGCAGGTAGAGAAATATATAATCAAGATCCTGCTATTG